GATTTTTCAAGATCCTCAAGACTAGGAAGCGCTTCTCTAAAGCTATCTATAGCTTCTGCAGGTGGGTTATCTAAGTCTGTCCACTCACCGTCAAGCACCATTCGACGTGCTTCCGTAAGTGGTCCCATGGCATCTTCATAGTTTGCTTGAACTGTCGGTCCTTCGTCAAGTTCATTGAACCAGTCATTTAATAAGTCTTCTACCTCGTATAAGTTAACAGACTCGTTTGACCAGTCTTCAATGTTATCGACTCCGGTAAACGCCGTAGGTCTTTCGTCTACCTTAGCCTCTGGCTTAGAAGAGACAGCTGGAGTTCCAATCTTCTCGTCAATCTTGTCAATTGCCTTTTGGGCAAGTTCCTTTGCCTTTTCAACGCGCGGACCTCCAGGGAAGTCTGACGCGTTTACAACATCAAGGAATGACGCAAGATCGTCTCGTGTGCGCTTACGGTCGTCTTGATTATTTGGAATATCTGTCTTTCGACTGTTGTCAGCATTTTTTGAAGCGCTAACAATTACATCAAACGCTTTACTGATCTTACCTTTTTTAGTCTCGTCTCCTGCGCCTTCCTCACGAAGGTGCGAAACCATCTCGTTACGAGCACCCTCAATGTCTGGATAGACATCCCAGTTGTCTCCTGCGTATCTTGGGACGTCTCCTCCGCCAATTCCATCAAGTTGTTCCTTAATTGAGTCTACACTTGTTTGATGGCCAAAAAGTTTTCCATCTATAAAATCCTTACGCCAGATTTTATCTGCTGCGTTCCACTTAAAACCAAGTTTCTTAATTAGATCTTTTTGTGCAAATGTATTTCCAGAAAGCTTGACGCGTACGCCATCAAGACGTCCAGGTTCACGCCCTGGGAATACTCCTACTGGAATTTTTTCTCTTGAAGCGGTGTACTTTATTCCGTTAGGAAGTTCACCTGATTCTTTGACACCATCAGGCAAGGAAGCTTTTTCTTTAGTTTTTTGCTCTGCAACAGGACGAGCCTTTTCTGGATTGGCGCGCATATAGTCAGACTCGATCTTGCGAACCTGTTCACGGGTCATATCAAGATCGTCAGCAACCTCGTCGAGAGACTCGCCGTCCATGCGTCTTGCAAAAATTGTCTCAGCTAGACGCTCTTGCTTTGCTGCACGTGCGTCCTGTATACCTTTTGCATTATCTGAGTCTTCTGCTCCCTTGATACCAACGCTTTCCTTAAACTTGTCGTACTCAGGTGAGTCCTTCTCTGCAAGTGACTGTGCCTCTGACCATGAGGCAACATTTCCGACTATGTCGCCGGTGTTGCCGTCCTTGTCAAGGCGGTGAAGTGAGAAACCACTGTCATTAGGAATTAACTTATAATCATCATCTGAGATAAACGAGTTGTCGTCCTGCTTTGTCCAGCCAGATGGAGCATCAACTCGAGTAGCAAGAAGGTCATTTAGATTAGGAATGTTCTTAGATGTTAGTTCCTCGGCAGTCGCCTTACGTGTACTTGGTTGCTTCTTAATACCTGCACGCTTTAACGCCTGTCGAGAGATACGCGCCTTAACTGGAGTTGCGTTTGCACTTTCAATCGAGTAAATTCCATCAGGAATAGTTGCGTGTCCTGCGATCTCAATAAGACCTGCTTTTGCAACAGGCTTGCCATTCTCTGTCGAGTATCCACGAACTGCGTCAACTCCCACATACGTTCCACCGGCACTTCCAATATCACCGTTTGGAAGTCTAAAGTTAAAGTCAATTCCGCGTCCCATTTCAACCCAGCGTCCCTTGCGGTCACGCCACTGCAAAGCAACGCGAGCACGACGGGCTGCACTTGAGTTTCCACCTCTAAATCCAAATGCGGCAACAAGTGCTTCTATTGGAGACTCGTCAATCTTAAAGAATGCTGGTACAGCTCCAGCGCGTGTTACACGAAGGCGAGCAAACGCGTGACGTCTTTCTAATGATCCAGGTTGTAATGAGTGAGCTGCAGCAACTAAAGGACGAACATTTGTATCAACTGAAACATCAGACGCTAACCACTGCGCGTATCTTTCTCGTGCTGTTTGTGCAGATGCCGTGATATTCTTTAGTGACTTAGGGTGTCCTACAGGTAGTAGGTCTAAGTTAGAACTGTATTCGTAAGCTTTATATGTGTCCTGGTGCGCGGTAATAAACTTAGCAACCTCGCGAAGAACTCCAAGTTCGCTAGACTCAGTTGATAATGACGATAACTGTTTAGCTGCTCTGTCCATAACAGTAAGAGCTGCACGTGGCACGACGCGACGCTCGATAGGAGCATTCTTATTTGCCTCTACAATAAGCGACAGAACCTTCTCACGAAGAGACATTGGCTTATAGTCTTTCTTGTAGATTGCCTTACGGTCTACTAGCTTACTGATAATCTCTTCGTACATTATTTATCGCCGCCTAGCATCTTGCGCTTCTTAGGAAGAAGGTCTGCGTCCTTTGACATGTATAACTTTGTTGCAAGTTCGTAAGCGCGATTAAACGGAACGTCTCCGTCGCGAACACCGCGTAGCCATGCACCGCGTAGTGCTGGAATTACCTCGTAGCCGAGACCGGAGTACTCTGCCATTGAGAAAATCGCATGTTCTGGTGAGCCATACTCGTCGACAGACTTAAGTGCAACCTGCATAAGTTCATGCTGCATCATTGAAGCCTCTGCCTTTGAAGATTTTGGATGCGCTTTTGGCAAAAGATCGTTGTCCTGCTTGTAATTTGGATTTGCAGGAGATCCTGAGCGCAATAATTTTAGGAACGCATTAACACGTGCCATTGCCCACTGGTCACGAGTCTTACCTGGGCGATGACTTGATGAGAATGCGCCTGAGCCTCTGCGATACACTGCCTTTAGCATTGGCAGTGTTGCCTTGCGTCCTGGCTTTGCATTCTTGTTGTGCTCTTCTACTTTTTTACGCAGAGAGTTCTCGGTCTTTTGCGAGAAAACAATTTTCTTTCCGCCAGAGGCAGAACCCTTAGGATTTTTCTTTGAGCCGTAGATGCGGTCCTTCTTGGGAGCGCGTCGTGATGCAGCAAATTCCTGAGCTGCTGCAGAGTCTGCAGGTACACAGTTTGGAACCATCTTGCCGTTCTTCTTTTTCATTCCAACCTGGACGTATCCGTCCCAGCATGGACCCGCGGCTGCAGTTACAACTCCGTCTGGAATAAGCGCAAAGCGGCAATAGCCTTCTGGCTCTACCTGTTGATCGAGAATCTTGCACTCAGTTCCGCCAACATATAAAATGCAGTTGGCACACTTAACGCCAATCTCTTTGTTCTCATTTTGACTTGCTGGCTCATATCCTGCCCAAACACCAGAGTCATCAGAGTTGAACTTGCCGTGCTTTTTAGTAATTTCAATAAGCGCATCTGCGAGGTCCTGCTCTTCTTGAACAATAACTCCCGCAGCTGAAAGAGCTTCCTCCTGCTCTATATAGAACTGAGTTAGCTCGTCCTCATCTGCATAGTCTTCATTGTAAAGATCTGAGTCAGTCGCCATACGAACATGGCATATGTGGCATGAGCAACCTTCATCACAAAGACACATACCACCTTGACATCCTGGACATACACAGTCGCCAAAACCGCAAAGAGGGCAACCGTTATGATCGTCCATAAGCTGCTCAACCACGGGAACTTCTCCCGCTTCTAAAGGTTGGGCAGCGCTATCTTTTCCCAAGAATGAAGGACGGCCAGAGACTGGTGAAAGGTATGACTGTAACTGCCAACGCCATTTCTTGTGCATATCATCACGCTCTGCAAGATAATTTGCAATTCCCTGCTCGTCAAGTTCGTTTGCAATCTTGAATGCATTGTTAATGGACTCAATCATAATGTTGTTTGCCTCATAAAGATCTTGAACCATAAGCATTGGATTGGAATCAACGTCCATGTCCTGCATATTGTTTAAGTTATCAAAGTCTGATAGGCGATACGGCGCAAGTGATCCAAGTTTACGCATGTTCTCTGCGATCGGATCAAACTGTGCAAGCACGTCCTCGTAGATTTCTTCAAAGAACTCATGGAACTCTGCAAAGTCTGGTCCCATCACGTTCCAGTGATGTCCGTGTGCCTTAAAATAAAGAACAACAGCATTTGCTAAGTTATCAGCTAAAGCCTCAACAAGTTCTGGTTTCTCAATCATCATGTTTGGACTCTCGTGCATCGTTGTTTCTCCTTCCTACTGTTGTTGTGTTTCTGGTTGCTGTGTTTGCTCTGGAGCGGGAGCGGGAACTCCAGCTGCTTGATTTAGAATCTGTTCTACCTCAGGGGGAACGGGCGCTACTGATGATGCCTGTTGTACCTCGCGAAGTTTATCCATGATCTCTGGCGCAATTGCGTTAATCATCTGCTCGGTAAGCTCTGGCGATACTGCACCTTTTTCAAGAAGCAGGCGCATCGCGATTTCCTTAGGATCTGGTGCGTCCGCGCTTGAGAAACCGTGAGCGCGTCTCCAGGTATCAAATGAAACTGCCATACGATCAAATCCGGAGTCTGCATCTGCTGCTCTATCATTACGTGTCGCGACCTGGCTTGGGTCATACCAAAGACAGACGCGCTTAACGTCCTCTTCTCTAAAGCCTGCAGAGAGAAGCGCGGGACGAAGATACATAACTGTCAACGCGTCAACAATGATTAACATCAACGGTTCAATGTGCGCTTTATAGAGTGCCTCGTCAATTTGTAGCGCGTTCGAGTACTTAACGTTTGCTAAACCTGTAACAACATCCTTTGGCACATCTAGACCTTGAAGGATACGCTCTAGCACACGATCTGCTCGTTGCGCAAGTGATGGGTCAAATGATCGTTCAAACTTGAATTGCTTGATTCTGTCACCAAGCTCCGCAGGTCCGCGAATAATAAGTGGAACAA